GTAAATTAAACATCACACTTTTAATTGCTTCTGTATGTCTATGGAAGAAGTACCACCCTAAACATATTACAAATTTATATGTAGATAATATTACATATGACAAATTAATATTACTGGATATACTTTACTTATGGGATAACGTAGAGATATTAAAATATACAGACAGAATTAACAGAGAAATATTATGGGCTGGGTGCAAACCTAAAGTTATATCCCAAACCAAAACACCAATGTTAATAGTTGATCACGATTTCTTAATTTTTAAAAATATAGATGAACATTTAAAAGATGAAGTAATATACAGTTACGATGAAGATATGAGCCAATGGTATATTAACCCAGATGATGTTTATAATAAACAATTGACTAATCCAATTGAATTTATTCAAGATAAAGCAGCTAATGTAAGTTTACTGTACCTACCTAATGTAAATTTTGCAATAGAATATGGACAACAAACAATAGACAGACTAACAGAATTCACAGCGATATTAGGGGATAAACTAAATACAGGGTACCTTACTGCGTGTGAACAGTACCAACTCAAAGAACTTTTACATAAAGGAGATATTAAACATAGAACTTTGAATAAGAATATCTATTCTTGCGAAAAAGTAAAATTTAAAGAGGAAAAAAACAGTATAGGTATTTGGGACTTAGAAGAAAGTTTCTTATATTATAAACATTACGGAGTAGATAAGAGAAGTGTATTTGATAATAGAAAAGAGTATAGTTACCATGAAACTCTTATATACCTATATAGATGTATTAAAGCATCTAAACTAATCAGTACAGAGTATTTAGAAGATAAATTTAATAAACACATTATTAGTAGATGATAAACTTAGGAGTAGATGTAATTTACATATTGAACAGAACACAAGATACTGAAAGAAAGGAGTCGATAGTAAAAGAATTAGGATTTATACCAGGACTAAACTTTGAAATTATTAAATCAGTTACCGGAGATGTACTCCCCACAGTATCTGATATGATTAAAAGTAAGACATTATTTCCTATATTTACAGACCCAGTAGGACTACTTACAAAGAATATTATAGCAACAGCCTTAACTCATCAAAAAGCATACAACACTTTTTTATCTTCTGATTATGAATCGTGTTTAATATTGGAAGACGATGCTCGTTTTACTAAAAAATTCTACAAATACACCTATAACGGTGAGCTTGAAAAAATAAGCAAAGATATAACAAACTCAGATTACGATGTAGTATACTGGGGTCGTTCAAACCATGCTGACGAAAGAGAAATAAAACATACAGGAAAATACTCAGAGTATTTAAACCATACAGAATTAAACATAGACTATTACGGAGCACACGCTTACCAAGTTAGCAGAAAAGGAGCTACAAAGATTATGGAACAAGCACTTCCTATTAAATTTCCTGCAGACGTACTTTTAGAGAGTCTTGATTTAAATGTGTATTCACCTGACTATTCAATGGTGATACAAAATGCCGGACCAGTTACAGAAAGTGTTGCTAATCGATTAATGAGTACACTCCGAACGATAGGGGAAGATAGTGGTTCATTAAAGAGTAGCACTAAAGAGGACTTTGATTTTAATTATAGTAAACGTGAAAAAGGTAGATACACCAAACAGGTTAAAGAATGTAGAGTGTACGCTGACATCCCTGTGAGTAAAATTACATTCGGTAATAGAAAACTCCCAAATGGTAAGGTAGTAGAGAACTGGGCTTCTATACATTTAATTAAAGAATAGACTATTTATACTAAATAAACATTATATTATGGCAATTACATATTCCTGGCACATAAACCAAGTAAAAGTCTACCCAACAGGTTCAGACAGACAAGAACCCGTTAACACCTGTAATGATGTAGTTCATGAAATTACGTATACATTAGAAGGTTCGGATACTTATAATAACATACAGTACAGAGATAAACATTCAGATACATTGTATATTTCAACACACGATCTATCTTCTTTTACTTCATTTGATGAGCTAACTCAAGAAACTGTTCAAGAATGGGTTAAAGCAGAATTGGCAGACCAAGTAACTTCTGGAAATCAGAGTTTAATTGAATCACTAAAGAGTACTATAGCAGCTAACATAGAGTATAGTAAGAATCCACCATCAGTAGTAAAATATATTAGCCAATAGTTGGTTCGTATACTATTTATTCTTATATTATATAATAATTAATCGATTAAATTAAAGTTTTAAATTAAAAAGAAAATGGCAAACACTAAATTAAGTAAAGAAGAACTTGCAAAGTTACAAGAGCTACAACAAAAAAATGCAGCACTTATTCAAGAACTAGGTCAAATTTCATTAGCTGAGATTAACTTAGAGCAAAGAAAAGACAGCGCTGAGCAATTTTTAGAAGAGTTAAGAACATCTGAACAAGATGTAGTTAAGGAACTAGAAGAAGCTTATGGAGTCGGATCAATCGACCTAAAAGAAGGTGAATTCATCCCTGCACCAGCAGAAAAGAAAGGGGAAGACGAAGCAGTTGTTGAAGAAGTAAAATAAATATTTACAACATACTTGAATAGAGAGGAGGGTTTAGATCCTCCTTTCCTATTTATATAAGAGAAGACTAAAACAAAATACATTATCTGTTTTACTTTCCTGAACGATATTTATAATAAACTTAAAACAAAATAGACCAGACATGGCAGAATCAATTATTTCACCAGGGGTATTTGCAAGAGAAAACGACGTCTCCTTCATTAACCCAGCACCAGTTGAAGCTGGCGCCGCTATTTTAGGCCCAACTGTAAAAGGTCCTGTACTTGAACCAACTATTGTTACATCTTATAATGAGTACAAAAGAAAGTTCGGTGAGACTTTTATTTCAGCATCTTCTAACCAAGAATTTTTAACATCTATAGCAGTTAAGAATTACTTCCAACAAGGAGGTAATACTATGCTAGTTACTAGAGTTGTAACTGGAGCATTTTCTAATGCTACAAGTACCCACATCTCATCCTCTGACGCTTTAAGTGTTCAACCTTTTACTCTTAAAACATTAGGTAAAGGTAGTATCTTTAACGCTTCAACAGGAGTGACTGTTCCAGGAGTAGAGATAGCAAGCAGCGGTGGAGTATTAGTTAGCGGTTCAGAAGATAACATCAGATGGGAAGTAACTAATGTTGATAATAAAAAAGGTACTTTTACATTACTTGTTAGAAAAGGAACAGATAGTAACAATTCTAAAGTAGTACTAGAAACATTTAATAATATATCTCTAGACCCACAATCTTCTAATTATATAGAAGCTAAAATTGGTACACAGTATAAAGCTACTGCTACAGATGGAACCAAAGACTATGTTAAAACATTTGGAGATTATATCAGTAAATCAAACTACATTTATGTAGCTGCTGTAAACAATCAATTACCAGGGTATTTACTAAATGACGGTATAACAGTTAATAGTAATGGAGCTACTTCTTATTCGGCTTCTATGCCAAAAGCAGAATCTGGATCATTCCACGGTGGAACTGGAAATATAACACCAGCAGCAGCAAACTACTTCGGATCTATTTCAAATACAGATACACAAGGAGTTAATGGATCAGATTATTCTACAGCAATTTCAATACTAAATAATAAAGATGAATATATCTTTAATATAATATCAGCACCAGGTTTAATATACGATAATGCAGCACAAGGTAGTGCTCTAGATAGTATCATTACTTTAGCAGAACAAAGAGGAGATTGTATAGCAGTAGTAGATTTACAAAACTATGCATCTGGAGTAGCCGATGTAACAGGAACAGCAACAGGATTGAATAGTTCTTATGCAGCAGCTTACTGGCCTTGGGTACAAGTAAAATCTGCAACAGGAAGAAACGTTTGGGCACCAGCTTCAGTAGCAATACCGGGAGTATACGCTTTCACAGATAATAGTTCAGCACCATGGTACGCACCAGCAGGATTAGTAAGAGGTGGAGTAGTAGGAATCATTCAAGCAGAGCAAAAACTTACAAGAGGTCAAAGAGACTTATTATACGACGGTAAAGTTAACCCAATAGCTACTTTCCCTGGACAAGGTATAGCAGTATTTGGTCAAAAGACTTTACAGACTAAAGCTTCAGCATTAGATAGAGTAAACGTTAGAAGATTGTTAATTGAACTTAAGAAATTTTTAGGAGATCAAGCTAGAAACTTAGTATTTGAACAAAATACTGTAGCAACTAGAAACAAATTCTTATCAACTGTTAATCCTTATCTAGAATCAGTGGTACAGAGACAAGGTCTTTATGCTTTTAGAGTTGTAATGGATGATACGAACAACACAGCAGACGTAGTAGATAGAAATCAGTTAATAGGTCAGATATTTATTCAACCAGCAAGAACAGCAGAATTTATTGTGCTAGACTTTACAGTTGAACCAACTGGCGCAACTTTTAACGGATAATTTAAAAACAATATATTTATAATAAAGTAAATACAACATGGCAGTATTAGATCCAAACGAAATAATGTTTAAAGCCTTTGAACCAAAGGTACAGAACAGATTTGTAATGTATATCGACAACATTCCTTCCTTTATGGTTAAGAATGTTAAAGCACCTTCCTTTACCGATAACGTTATCAAGTTAGACCACATCAATTCATATAGAAAAATTAGAGGAAAGAGAGAATGGGACGATATGACCATGACTCTTTACGATCCAGTAACTCCTTCTGGAGCACAAGCCGTAATGGAGTGGGCAAGATTAGGATACGAATCGGTAACTGGTAGAGCTGGTTATTCTGATTTCTATAAAAAAGATTTAACTTTAAACATATTAGGACCAGTAGGAGACATTGTAGGTGAATGGATCGTTAAAGGAGCAATCCTTACTAATGGAGACTTTGGACAATACGACTGGACTTCTGATGAAGCTGTAGAAATTAGTATCACAGTTGCAATGGATTACTGCGTATTAAATTACTAGGAAATTACTTACTTATTAGAAAGGCCCGGATTTTATCCGGGTTTTTTGTTGTCTATAAACTTTTTTTTTCGTATATTTATTAGTATAATAAGTTATAACTAAATAAA